CTAATCTGTAGAGGCAGGTCGTATCAGAAATGATGCGGCCTGTTTCGTTTTTGGTTTGCTTTAAGCAAAGCTGATTGACTGGATAAGACGCATGTGCCAAGTTTCAATAAACTTGGAGGTTGTTATGCGTTTATCACCGTTATTTATTCTTCCCTTGTTAGTAACAACATGGCAAACGGCGTTTGCGGTTACAATAGACGATTGTTCCAAAATCAAAAACGATGCAGAACGATTGGCTTGTTTTGATAACATTTCAAAACAAAATGAACCGTCTGTCAGTGCAGATGCTAAAGGTGATGAACAAAAATCAAAATGGGAATTCCGTACAAAACAGTCAAAAATGGACGATAGCGTTTCGTATTCTATCAGAATGCTGTCAGACAATCAGATAAACGAAGGCGAGAACGATAACAAATACGGAACGATTTATATAGCATGTTCAAAACCGTTTACGACCATTGCTTTTACAACAGGCGATCTGTTGAACGAATACGACGGTACTAGTCTTGTACGTTATCGGCTTGATAAAGAACAAGCAAAAACAACGGATATGGTTGTAGCAAAGCCGAATTATGTAATCGGATTTTGGGAAGAAAAGAAGTCAGTCCCATTTATAAAAGACATGCTCGGGCATGAAAAAATGATCGTAGAAATTAAACGCTATGGACTTGGGAATGCGACAATGGAATTCTCAATAAAAGGAATCGACGAAGCGATAAAACCCTTAAGACGAGCGTGTAATTGGTGAAATCCGCGGCTTAAATGCCGCTTTTCCTATTCTAAACGTTCTTTAAGAATACGCCTTGTAGCTTCTGGGCGAGTTGTAACGGATTAGAAAACATTGTCAACTCGGCTCAATACACTTCATAGTTCCAGACGCGCCAAACAACCAGATCTATCGTACTAAGGATAAAATCGAGTTTGTTTAAAGGGTGTTGCCATAATAACATCACCCTCGTGATCATTCCTATGAATAGGGAAAAAACTTAGAACATTGCCGCGCGGATGTCAGTGTATACCTTTGATGGGGCAGTGGCCATAAACTTTCTGTCATCTTTTAAAACACAGATAAACGTAACTTCTTTGCTGCGTCCGCCAGCGATCAAGCCAGCGAGTAAACCAACGGGACCAAATACGGCAGCCCCTGCTAGACCCCACCCGACTGTACCACCTAGTCGCTTAACGGAATTTTCTGAAGCAATCTCGATTGTTCTGACTTGCCCTGGGTAAATCGTTTCTTTCGTAAGCCTGTCGTTTCGGCGCATTTGAAACGTCTTATTAAAAAAGGAGTGCCCAGAACCTTTTGCAAAATCGCCTGCTATTACTTTAAATTGACCAAACGCCATTTAAGTCTCCATCTGTCTGTTAACGAAGCCAAGCTACCCTCCCCACACACAAGGCGGGTCATTTTCTTTTAGAACCTGTGCTTATGCAGCTATCGGGAAGAGAAAACCACACAACAACAAGATGCATTTATTGTTCATTATAGCCTCATGAACAATGTTGCGATCACAAAGGAAATACCAAAATGGTAGATATTGCAACACTGGGTATTGAAGTACGCTCGGAAAGCTTGCTCAATGCTAGCCAAAACTTGGATAGGTTCGCCGGTGTAACACAGCGCGTAGAACAACGTTTAAAAGGCCGCTCGGAAAGCTTGCTCAATGCTAGCCAAAACTTGGATAGGTTCGCTGGAGTAACACAGCGCGTAGAACAACGTTTGAATGGCTTCAGCACCGGCATAACGACCATGCAGGGTAACGTGAACAGACTATCTGCTAGTCTGCTCAATGCCGGCACGATGATGACAAAGTTCAATAACGTGTTGCAGATAATCGGGGTCAGTGTTGCTGCTAATGAGATCAGGCGATATGCCGACAGTTGGACACTTATGAACAACAAGATCGCGGCCGCGTCTCAGTCGTCAGGTATGCAGGCGCCTTCACTGAGTGACCTTAAAAAAGGTGCGGATAATGCGCGGGCGGGTATCGAGGCTTACACAGACCTTTACGCCCGTATCATGCGG